TGCTGTAGGCGCTACGGGTGCTGCTGGTGCTGTAGGCGCTACGGGTGCTGCTGGTGCTGTAGGCGCTACGGGTGCTGCTGGTGCTGTAGGCGCTACGGGTGCTGTAGGCGCTAAAGGTGATATTGGATCGAACACTCCTCAAGAAGTTATGATTGCTATTGGTGTAAATCCAAGGGTTGTTAAATCTATTGATGGTGGATTGTCTTGGTCTTCTGCCGGACAAACTGGGTTTAACTTTAACAATGGCCAACTATTTAGTACGGATTACAATGGTATTCGTTGGACAATTGGATCTGATACGGGAATATCTACTTCTTTGGACGGTTTAACTTGGACAAATACAAACGCTCAAACAGGTGTATCGTATACTGCTAGATGGAATGGTACTCGTCTTGTTTCGACAGGTTATGATAGTTCTAACCACAGTTCAATCATGACAACTTCTCTGAACGGCTTAGCTTGGACAAGAACTAACGGCGCAGATTTTACTGGACTTGGTAAACACGGCTACGGTATTGGCTCGGATGGAGCTACCTGGATAGCTACTGGACAGGGAGATACTGGCCCTATTATTATAAGTTATGATGGAATTACTTGGTCTTATGATGGAATTACGGGTTATGACGATAGTTTCGGGGGCAATGATGTTATTTACGGACATAATCTTTGGGTAGCATCCGGAAGCTATATTGATCCTCTCACTACAGATAGTCCTGCAATTATTACGTCTGCTGATGGACTTGTCTGGAAAGGTGCAACGGGTGTTTCGTTCGATACAAACGCCAGCGCTGTTGGTTACAATGGTGGGCAATTTGTAGCTGTGGGTGACGGTGCTCATCCAATTCTAGTTTCTAATGATGGTACTAGCTGGTCTTATTCAGGAGTTACATCCAATCCTTTTGCAGGTGGTGACGGCGTATCAGTTACGTGGAATGGAAGTCGATGGGTAGCTGTTGGATCAACTGGTACTACTATCATAACATCCATAGACGGACTTAACTGGGTAGGTGCAACTGGAAGTTTGCCTGCGATTGGAATTGATGTAGTATCCAACTATCCCCGTAGTTATGGTGCCTTCGGATACGGCACAGCACAAAAAGGTGAGACTGGACCTCGTGGTACTGTAATCTTTTACGGTTATGGTGTTCCTTATGGAATCCCAGGATACTCTGCCCCAGGCCCCACTGGCTATGGTCCCACTGGTCCAGGCGTTAACCCACAGAAGACGGGTGATTTCTACTTGAACTTCCAAGACGGTCGCCTCTACCTCACGCCTTAGACGCACAGCTTAGTAACAATTTTATGAATTGATAATGTCGAAACTCCGGATGCTTCAGAAACGGGTTTCATTTGAGTTTTTGTTTTCATACCCATAACATGGGCTACAACTCCTGCGACAATAGTTTTGGGAGTGTTCTCAAACTCGTCTTCCGACTTAGTAGCAATGACATGAAGAATTTCCATAATTTTACAACGTTGTGAATCATTCAATTTCATAGAAGCGCAAAGGCGCTCGGCAATCCCAATTTGGGTTTGGAGAACAGTATTATCAGTCTTTGAAAAGTGAGTAATCGCTTTGCATAGGGAACGAATGTTCACTGTGAAGAGCGTTGCAATTTCCTCGTGGCTACGAGGAACGCCATGATTTCGGCAAGTAACAAATACAGATGCGCCCATCATTGCACGACGCGTTTCTCCTCGTACTTTTTGGGCTTCTTCTAAATTTTTATAGAGGGCGCATGCTTCTTGAACAATAGCTTTAGGTAGTCCTGCATGAGTACACGATAGTTGAATCGCGTCGAAAATACTCATCCAGGATCGTTGGTTATTTGAAGATTGCGACCAGCAAGAAAGGCGCTGAATTGTCTTCATCTCGGTAGACATGTTTCCTTTATAGGAAACAATGCATCCGTAGGAATGTTCTGGTAAAAGTTCAGACGTTGTGAATGCAGCTCGACATTTATCTTCTCCTTTTCCGGCTTCGTAGTTTCTCCATTCTGCTGCCTCATCAATGTATCGTGTTGTAATAAGACCGCACTTTTCGCAAACATGCTCGCCTTCATCAACTATGAATGAATGAGAACAGTCCATGTTTGTACATTAAAGACTCGCTTCTTTAGTATTCGTTTTAAGCGAACCAAACACCATTTTCATGACTGACCAATTTGGAGGAATATATCCTTCAATGTGACGATGTATGTGCTTGTGGTACAAGTGCTTAATTTTTGGAGAAAGCTCTTCTAAGAACAAGAACATTGCGAACGCAAAGAACAGGCCCGAAATATAAGTATCAATCATGATATCAAGCGATTTTGAAACTGGAAATATGGGTGGGTGATCACGTATAATATATGTAGTCCAGAAAGCTACTGTTCCGATAATACCCAACTCTGAAAAGATATCACCAAGCTGGTAAGCTAAATTTTCAGATTTCCATGTATCGTCGCAATCATCAAACAGATGATAAAGAACTACAGATACTAGCAAACCTATTAATGTATAAAATATTGATAAAATACAGATATTTAAAGTTCCGTAAATAACTGTTTCCATTATCTTTAATCGGTGACTTTTAAAATAATAACTCCGCTTCCGATCATAGCGATTGCAACAAAATCATGAAAGTGCAGCTTTTCTTTAAAGTAAAGAACACCTACTGTTGTCGTGGCCATTACAGACAAGCCCGACCACAGTGCATTAGTAAACGCCAATCCAGTAAGTTTAAATGTTTGAACTAGCAAACCACCTACTCCGACATAAAGAAGAACACCTAATAAAAAGAACCGCCAGTCATTCAGAGAAGATTTAAAACAGCTCATTGCTCCCGTTTCCAAACAAACAATTGCTAAAACATAAAGCACAATAATTAAATACTGGCTGAGCATTTACATATTTGGAGATACAAAAGAAGGATCATAAGCCATAGGCCTATAATTTGTAACTAGCATAGCCTTTCCAACATCGCGAGTTTTTACAGGTTTGATCCACGAAATAAACAAGTACTTTTCGTCAACTACCCATACCCAGTACCCGGCCTTTGCAAATTCAGAAACTAAAAACTCAATTGCATCTTTCAGAGGAAACAGAGGATATCCAAAAACATAAGAAGGAACTTCATATACAATATAGGGTGCATTTGGATTATGTGTAGCATGACTACGTATCTTTGCCTGAATCTGTGCAATAATTGGATTCATTGCCGCCATCCTGTTTGACTTTCGTTCTTGCTGTTCTTCCCATACGTCACGGGCTTTCATCATCTTTGCTTTATTATGAACAAGAATGTTCAAGGTATTAACGATGGGAGGTGGAGGAAGTAAAGGTATTCTGCACGTAGGAGTGTTACTTGAATTGCAAAAATATCAACCATTGATATTTCCAGGAGGAGTGTATGGCGTATCTGTCGGATCTATTATTGCAACATATGTCGCATTTGGCTTACCAATAAATCGAGAATCGGTTGGAAAATTAAAGCACATGTTTTGCCCTTCATTTTTTATTGATGAAATTAATTTTCCAAAACTAGCTCAATCTTACTCTTCAAAAGGTTTGTTTGAAACAGAGAAACTTTGCAAGTCTCTAGAAACTATTTTTAATGAATATGGTATAAATATCAGGACAACTAAACTATCTGATGCAAAAATGCCTCTTTACATTATTGCATCAAACTTAACAAAGGCCAGACCAACAATTTTTTCAGGAGATGTTCTTTTAGCTGATGCTCTCAGATGTTCTTGTGCAATTCCTGGAGTTTTCAAACCTCAAATTTTATATAATCAAGTTTATATTGATGGCGATATGTTTTGTCCATCAGTTGACTATTTTATACCAAATCTTGATAATGCTATTTGTCTTTCATTGAAATGGAAACTTACAGAAAATAAACTTACTCCTTCTAAAATTGAAGAAATGTCACCCTTGTCTTACATCCATGACATATATTCTCTAATATCTGAAAATTTTCATAGACAAACAAGAACAGACCGAACTCTTCGTTTGTGTTATCCAAAGCTTCGATCAATGTCAGATTTGAAAGATTTTGATTTAGATGATATTTTTACAGCATGTGCATCATTTCTACATAGCTTTCTCTGGTCCAAGAACTTGCTTTAGAAACTTCCGAAAGTTTTGCACAGTTGGCTGTCCGCTCATTTCATAAACTTTTGAATTAGTTTCCACTTTAAATGTGGGATATGCTGCAATTTTGTAAAGAGCCGATTTTCCTTTATCAGAATCACAGTTTACTTCTTCAAACGCTACACTTTTACCGCCGTATTTATACTTTGAGTTTTTTATGAGTTCTTTCATAGAAGCCCACGGTTGTTGGGTTTTTTTACACCACGGACACCAGGGAGTGTAAAAAAATATAAATTTCGATGAGTTTTCATCCATACCATTTTCAACAGGAGGATCAGTTACAATAGTTCTAGAACCAGGCATAATTCCGGAAGCTAAATAATATATTCCAATAAATGCTACCACTACAATTAAAGATACCAACATTGGTATACCAATCATACTAAGAAATTCCATCCTTGTTAAATGCAGGGTACAAAACTTTAGCCGCTTTGCGCTGGTTTTCAAAGTATTTGCGATATATTTCTTCTTTTAGCAAAAGAGGTTCGCGAAGCATCATCCAGGCTATCGTGGTAGTTTGCCGCTCGGGCTCAAACGGGTTGGCCTTGATTTTGTACCACTTTCCTTGATACCGGATCGCGTCTGCCATTTTATACAACGACAGAAGTATTTGCTGAAGCAGTTTCGTTTTTGAGGTATTTGAGCATTCCACTCTGAAAACGTAAACTGACTTCCCATAGAAAGATTGCACCTTGCGCAAATAGGGTATAAATTTACTAAATTAGTAGCTCCTCCACGACATTCTGGAATATCGTGCCCACAATGAAAATCAAACACATTTATAATATTTGAACACCAATGAGTCATACATTTCATTTCAAATTTCTTTCCAAAATGCTTAAGCCATACTTGTTCTCTCACCGCCTTAGGAATCTTTTGCTTAGGAGACATTGGTTAAAATGGATTCTCAACAAGTAAGTCCGTTTTAACAAAAATGAAGGAAGTCGGAAGTGTGCTCGTTGAGTACCAAGACAAGTTTCGTACCAAGAAACTTATTGCGATAACTGAAGAACTAGGAAATATTTACATAAATAGTAAACGTATTCCCGCGTCTTACAATGTTGAGGAAAGTATTCGTTGGATCTTGAAGATTCCCTCGGAACTTTACATTATCGTCACCGATTTTCAAACAACCCCACTACGCTTCCAATTTACAAAATCAAATTTTATGCAATCCTGGTGGGAAGACTATGCTTCGGCCAAGACAATTGTAACTGCAACTATCATACTTTCAAAAATGGAATATGAATCCGGATACGATTCTGTGTAATAACAATGGAGTCTTCCACTATCAAGCTTCCTTGGAAGCAGAACCCCAAGATCAAAAAAATCTGTCATAAACCTTCAAGTACATGTCACGCTGGAAAAATAAACTGTCTCAGTTGTGATAAAATTAAAGGAAATAAGTCTCTAAAAAAGTCAAAAGGTTACATTCCTAAATTCAAAAAGATTCTAGAAGAAACGGATTAGAAAAAATTACATTTTTTACTGAAAACATCATGGATAATAAACTTCATGATGCTATCAAAAATACATGTTCTTTTATGAAAGAGAATCAAAATATTGATTATGACGGTTCATATGTCAAACAACAGAACCCTAATCTCTATAAAATTACTTTTGATGGAATACAAGAACGAAAAATAGTTCTAGAACTTCTGGAGAATGGCAGTATGTGCGTTCTTCAGACTAGGGATGTTGTTTATAGTGAATTGAGTATTTTAATGAATAAATTTATGGAATTTCTAGGTTAAGGGAACCCCACAAGATGGGCTCCAATACCGAAACCCGCACCCGTACGCGCCGACGCGCCTACGCTGGGAGCATAAATATCAAGAATTGCGAATGTAGCAAGTGCAACCATTGCAATCATACCGATCTCGGAAAGTTTAAGACCTTTTCCAGGAAGTAGGTATGCAGCAACCGCGACCGCAAGACCTTCAAGCGCATACTTAATTCCCCGTGAAACGAGGTCGCCCATATCAATACCCATTGGCTGTGCGACAGATTTTTGCTCTGGCATTTTATACAGATAATTAGATAAAAAATGAAAGTTCTTGTAAAAATTTCAGTAGATTCCGATGTTATTGAAAAACATAAAATATCAAATAGCTCTGCAATAGTTTTTTTAATACTTGTTTATTTGAATGATCCTGAAGGGTGGGGTAAATACAAATATTACTTTGAAGAAACTGACCACGGCGAAAAAGTACACATTCGTCTTTCATCAACTCAAACAATTACGTCTGAATGTGGTCTTGAGGGTAAACTTTCTTGTGCTATCTTGAAAGGAAACAAGATGTGGCTGAACTCTGAACGATGGTTTCATGGAGCTCCTAAAAGCGGACTCGATCTTGATAATTATCGGCAATATATGGTTTCGCATGAAATGGGCCATATCCTTGGCCACGAGCATTCCGAATGTCCGTGTAAAGGGTGTCGTGCTCCAATCATGATGCAACAGACTTTAGGAATAGGCAAATGCAAACCAAATACGTCTGTATAAAACGGATTTTTTTTACTAAAGTTCTATTTTTGCTAAAAATGGCGGTTAGTAATACCTTCTACTCGCTTACGCTAGTAGAGTATGCATCGCACAACCCTCGCCAAGATCCGATCAAATATACTTGTCCGGTAGAATTCTACCAAGTTCGAGCAAGTATTGAATCTGCAAAAGCAGTGGCATATGAGTACATGATGAAAAATGATCCTCGCAAATTCTGCGAGGTCAAGCCTATCGAGGGCTTAGACATCAAATACTTAGTGCCACTTTGTCAGATCACCCTACACCGGGGAGACTACCGATGGGGAATGGATGCTATGCCAGACACACTGGGGGCGATAGAGCCTTCAGATGAAGTCAAGGCAGCCGCCGCAGCAACCGAATAAATCCAAAACGGATTTATTTTTAATTATGGTAAATTTGAACAAATAACGCCACGAGAAATGGCATCTAACATTCGCATCACGCTCGAGGACCTGAAGAGGTCGTGGCCTGATCAGAATGGACGTACAAGCGACGAAGCTCACTACGTCATGGACGCGCTTAATGCCGTTTATGACACACCTGGTGGATTGGAGTTTATGAAGACATATGTCCCGACAAAGGGATTCATGTTTTCAGATCACCCCACACTACACGAAATTGGTTCGAAGATTGACCGAGACGGAACGATAGGCCATTCGGGCTCATCGTACGGCTGGACCATGCGGCAGGTGCAATACATCTGCCGCAACGGGTTCAACGCCTACAAGGTTCTCCGCGCCCCAAAGAAAATAGTGTACCAACACTATTTTTTACGTTAAACTTAGCAACTTTAACACATTCGAAATAATAAACATAAATGCCTCGTGAAACTCTGCCGGTAAAAGATGAAGATGGAACTCGTATTGATTATTTGGAGGAAGATCCAGAGATTCCAACCCAACGATATGCAATCATCTCTTTCATTTCGCCCGAAAAAGTTATCAAGCAGAAATCTGAGTTTATGAACACAAAATTTGTGGAGTGGCTAGAGTATGATTGGAAGATCAAGGGGCTTGAGACGATGATGGCCTTTCTTGCAAAAAAATATTCGCTCAAGGTCGAAGATCTGTTTAAAGATCTAGATGAGTTCAAGAAAGTCCATAATGCCGAAATTATGAAAACCGATATTCACGAGCAGTACCAAGTTTTTCTACTTAAGAAGGAGAAAGAGTTGGAGACGCAGTTCACGGAGTCCGTTGAGTTCCGGACGAATGTTCGTGGCGTAAAGGTTCGTCGTGTTTTCAGTGATCTTGAGGAGACTCGCCACTTTTCCAAGGTTTTTCAGAAGCGTTATCCTAATGACAACCTTTACATTGGAAAAGTTGGAGCTTGGCTTCCATGGGATCCGTCTGAGAACTTGATGCCGGAAGTCGAGTATGCTGAGAAAGAGCTCAATGAGCTGATGCGCAAGTACAAGGAGAACGAGGTGAATCGCGAGATCTTCTTTGAGGAGGAGAAGTCCGAGCGTATCAAGACGCAGAAGAAGGAGAACGAGGAACGGCGCAGAAAAGCACTTGAGGATTCTAAGGCTGATGCAGGAGTTGCAGATACAACGGATGTTGGCGCAGCTATTCAGATGCCTGTTCACCCTTCTGAGGGCGGTCCGCCACGCGATCTGTAAAACGGAATTTTTTACCTTAAAAATATATTTGTAACTGGCTCGAGACTTTGCGAAATGTCTTCTAGCCTTCGCCGTGTCCTTACGTCCGACAGCCCCCTTATTAAGGAGCTCTTGTCTGAGCGTCCTAAGCTTCCTACGATCAAGTGCGTGGAGCGTGAAGATCAGCCCAAATTTGACGGGCCCTTTACGCTTACCGTACTTGACAAATCCCGTATCATACGTGGTAGGCGGCCACTGCGCGACTGGAGCTACGAGATGGATGGAGAATGGGACAACTGCGACCATGACAAGCTGCGGATAGACTATAAGTTTCTCTACTACGGCCACGAAACTCCTATGCTCCCAGAGTACAGGGAGGGAATTGAGGACCACATATACCAATTCGGCGATGACGAGTATGGCCCTAGGTCCCGCTACGACCCCGAGGGCTTATGCTGCGGCATCAAGAACGAGTTAAACCGTCTTTGGACGACTATGGGACCTCTCAAGTTCCTTAGCCAATATTATGTCCGATTGCTAGAGATCCCTTGCGTCTTAACGGACTACCAGCCCCTCATTAGGAGGGTGTTGAAAGACCGAGCTGACGCGATGGGGCGGGTGAACTTTATAATGTTCCGCCATTCAAAAGCAAAGGGCGCACTAGAGACTCCTGAAGAAGTCCTGGATCTTATTGCCAGGTTCCTTGGTGTCCTCTAGTGTCGCCCTAGACCCTCAAAAAAAAGAAGACCCCTCCTACGGGGACTTTTTTACATGTACCCAAGGTCCTGACTAATGTTTCTTAAATATAATGTCAAAAATTTTTACTTTGTGAGTTAAAAGTAAATAAATGCCAGAACCTCAAGCTTGCATTGAAGCCAGAAGTCCCGCGGTGAAATATAATCCGTTGATGAAAAAACATTACGAGGAGCTATGCAAATCTGAAAAAGCAAAGCAAGGTAAAGGTGGCCGCCGCCATCGCCGCGGGACTAAGAAAGCAGGCCGTCGCCACCGCCGCAAGACTGTTCGCCGTTAAAAACGGAATTTTTTTAGGCTAAATAGATGAGTCTTATTAACAACAACCGGAATGGCTTCTGACCCACGGATCACAAACGCACAGCTAATAACTCTGGACGATCCAGTAGAAATATTTAACCGTAAACTTGATAAGTTTGTTAAAATTACAAACATGCCTTGTCTGAAAGTTAATTTTAGCGATCACACGTATGAAACTTATCAGGTATTGACTGATTCTAAAATTGATAGATCAACGTTAGAAATATTGCAAAAGAGGCTGGAATTATGCGAGAATCGCTTAGTTAAAAAAACTATGCTTATTGAAAAATATAAAAAACATAACCCAACACTACCAGAAAGAAAAAAGCTAACACCATTCTTCATGAACGAAATTCAGTATAGTATTTCTACTTACGAATCCCATATTTTGAAATTAAAAATTGTTCTAAAGTACATTGAACAAGAGATCGACAGAAACAGCTTCATGGAGGTTATTAAGACCCCTTGCAAGCCTGGCAGTGCCCTGAAAGGACTGCCCATCGTAATACTGCGCGAGATAATGTCCCGCCTATAGACCTCTCTTACGGGGTCTTTTTAATAAAAACGAATTTTTTTTACCTAAATAGATGAGTCTTATTAACAACAACCAGAATGGATGTTGCGCACTTTACTCATGGCGGCTGGCAATATGCGCCTTTCTTGAACCAGTTCAACAATCGTTGTCGCAAGACTGGTAAGGAAATAGTAATGGTTTCTACTGGTTATAGAAGTAGTAGTAGTGGCGGCCATGGGATCGCCTTTTATGAAGTTACCGTCCCTAGTGATGGTGTAGTTCCAAAAGATGGATGTTTCACTATTTCGCCCAAGGCGATGAAGAAAGTAATTTTAGCTTACATAAAGAAGAACGAAAACATTCTTAGTGTGTTACGTTGGATTGATGTGTCCATTAATTTTAAAGGTTTTACGAAGGAGATGATGTATGAAACGTACCCTGATGTTCCTGATCGGTGGATTGACGATACAAGACAACAAATTAAAATGTATTGGAACGATCTAGAATTAAACAAAAGAGATTTTGTAGCCATTCAACTGCTCATCGACGAGCAGGATAAATCATAGACCTCTCTTACGGGGTCTTTTTAACATGCAAAATGGATTTTTAATTTGAGTTCCAATTTGAAATAAATACTAAAATGAGTAGAATAGAGTTTGAGGCAAATAATTTGATGATTGAAAAAAATCTTCTTGGTCTTTCGTATATCGGTACACCTAGTACTGTTCTTCTCGACGGATCGTTCTTAATTCCGATTAGTGAAATATCTGCGTTTAGCTTTAATGATAAAAGATATTCAGATCACAAGTGCTTCACTCTTCTATTAAAAAATGGTACTACAGTCGTAGTATCTTTAGATATGAAAAATTGTAAGAAATCTTTTGATAAATTTATCGAAACTTGGAAGAGTAGATTTGATTCGAAAACAGTCGATTTGCTTGATTTAAAGTAGACCTCTCTTACGGGGTCTTTTTTACATGAACCCAAGGCCCTGAATTCTTTTTACGCATGGAATCTACATTATATTCATCTGCGGCCAGCATCGTGCTTGAGAACGGTTTATTATCCACCCAAAGAGAATCGTCGCACATATGAAACACAGGATGATCTGATGCTTTATACCAAAACACCTGATCTTCTAATTTGTTCGACTGAACCCCGTTGCAAATAACCAGGCACTCAAAGTTTTCCGTACACTGATCCATGAACTGACAAAACATTTCAAATGTGGGAAACATACCTGCATAGTTGTCGTAAATTCTGCGACGGTTATTGACGATAGATTCTCGCAAAATAAACACGAAATCGACGTTGGTGCGGAGATTGGGGGTAATGCCCAAAGGGTACTGCATGGTAATAATTGTCATCAAATCAATATGACGACCGTTCATGAACACGTAACGTGTAGATTCTTCTTTTATCCATGAAGCGTCATACAAACAATCGTCTAAAATAAGAAACGCGCGAGGATCGGCAGAAGAACTTCCTCCTGATCTTTTTTTCTCTTCATTGCGGGCAGTTTTAGCGCCTAGCTGGCGTTTTATCACCCCCATCACAATTTCAGGCCTGTATTTATCGTGAATTAGTTTGGATGGAACCATATGCTGGAAAAACTCGTTGGCTACTTCCGTTCCGGAAATCACAGTTCCAATTGGAAAAGAGTGCTGGGCGTTATACAGAATATCGCGAACCAAGAAAGATTTACCAGTATCTTTTTTTCCAATAATAACTATCATCGGAGATTTTCGTGAATCAATTTCACAACGGTCTTTCAACATATCAATATTAAACTTTTTGATCTGAAAATTCAGTGCCATCCTTAGTTTTGTGCGTGAATATTTTCGATTTGGTTTAACCTCTCTGGATAATATGGGCAAACGAAAACAGTCCGATCTGAGAACTTCGGCAGTTCCTTTGTCTGTTCACAGGTACGATATGAAGCAACTGCGGGCCGTTTCAAAAGAACATTGGGGAATTGATCATCTTCAACCTTTTTTTCCTCCAATCGAAAGATTATTTAAAACCGAGGTTCTCATGAATCCCAAAGAGTTTGGTATTAAGTTTGAAGATGAAATTCGAAGTATTGTTGATGAAAATAATATTAAAACTTCCAAAGGCAAAACGGTAGAAGTGCACAAGAAGATTACTATGCTTCTCAGCCCCTTTAAGTGGATGCAGGGAGATTACGGAACTTCAGTTGGACTTCCTTCTTTGTCGGAAGAGTTTGCTGAAATGCAAAAAAAGATCCAGAATCCACATAATGCAGCTTATATCGGCGCGATTCTTTCATCCGTTCTTTCCGAGTCTGCTTGTCAGCATTTTCCAAAAGTTTATGGTGTCATGCTAGGCCTTTCCGATAAGCACACGATTGATATTTCCGATGATTACGGCGATCTTTGTGACCGATCTTGGTTTTCCCAGAATATTGGAAAAACGTTCGAAATGAAACTCGCAGATGAAGATATTTGCGACGAGATGTTTAAGCATACTCGAACATCTCGAGCCCATGTAGAACTCGGAGAAGATGCTGATCTCGGTGATGTTCCAGAATACCCGTCTCTTGATATACCTCCAGTAGAAGTAGAAGCTGGTGCATTGACGCAAGTAATCCAAAATAAAGATAATGATGTTGATCCATCTGATTCTTCTTCGGTTTCCACCTCGTATGTATTTGGAGTAAAGTCCTGCGATTGCGATTCGGATGAGGAGCAGGATGAAGATGATGACTCGGACGGCGAGCCATTTGCGTGGGCTTCTTTTAAGAATGTTCCTGTTCAAATAACTCTCATGGAAAAGTGTACCGGAACCTTTTTTGAACTTTGTTCTGAAGAAAGTGATGAGCTAAAACATCTCGCATGGCTAGCTCAAGTAATGTTTGCACTTGCATTTGCTCAGCGGACGTTTTCTTTCACACATAACGATTTGCATTCGAATAACGTTATGTACGTGGATACCGCGGAAGAGTTTTTTTACTATAATTGCGAAGGCAAGCTTTATAAAGTACCTACCTACGGAAAATTGATTAAGATAATTGATTTCGAGCGAGGTGTTGGAAACGTTCGTGTAGTGGGAATGAAAGAGGCTAAAGTATTTATGAGCGACCATTTTAATGTCGATGAAGAAGCAGGCGGACAGTACAATTACGATCCCGAGTACGTTTCAAAGTACCCTATAATTCGTCCGAATCCTTCATTTGATCTTGTTCGCCTTGCTACATCTATGTTCTGGGACTTGTTTCCGGACGGACCAGAATGTCTTGATTACCGCGACAACACTGTTTTCAAATTCTTTACAAAATGGCTCAAATTAGAAGATGGTTCTTCTGTAATGTTCGGAAAGAAAGATTTGAAGCATGATAGGTATCACGGGTTTCATCTTTACAAGGCGATTGCACGCTTTTCTAAAGATGCTGTTCCACGTTCACAAATTGATGAATTAAAAATGTTTAAAGTAGATTCTGTTCCTGCAGGTTGCAGTGTTCTTTTAATTGAAGCGTAAAACGAATTGTATCCAGTAATCAATAATGTTTATAAAATGGTAAAGTATACGCTTACCCAAAAAGACAGAGAAATCATATTAAATGATTACGTACTCACTGTTCGCGGTGTTTCGGATTTTGATGTGGATTACATTCTTGCTTTTCTGGATAAGTATAAGTATCAGCGATGCTACAAGTGCAGCTTCTATTTCAAACGACCTAAAGACTGGACTCCTGCGTACACGCAGGCACTCGATAAAGTCGTCTGCTTCTTTAAGTATGGCGATGACCTAAACAATGGACCTCCCTTACCTAATTAGGTATCAGAAGGAGGGCTTTCCCACAAACATGTCCTGCACGGCAGGAATCTCCATGTTTTTAACTGTGTCGGCAATAACATTCGTAGAGGTTGCAAACACAACACCCGCAGTAATTAGACCTCCAAACAAACTAAGTTTTGCAGCATCAATCCACTCGATCGGCGCTTCTTTCGAACGTCGTTCAAGTGTATACACAATAAAGCAAACTATTGCAACAGCTACTGAAGCAATAACAATCATCATTTATTTCGAAATTAAGGGAATGTTTACAGGTTTAGAACGAGAGAGTCCGAGGCTCGAGACTCTAGCTCTTTAAGAGGATCTTCTTCTTCTTTCGGAGCTTCCGGGAGTTTTACGACTACTGGCGCATCAAGATCTTTGAAATCCAGCTCTGCGGTTTCATCTGACATCTTGATTGCGGGAAGTTCCTCGTCTTCCTCCTCCTCATCGTCTTCATCATCCAAATCATCGAACTGAACTTTTTGGTGCTTGGGATCTTCTTTCACGGATGCAGATTTTTTAGGAGGTTCTTCGACTACAACTTCCGCCTCTTCTTCATCGGCAAAGTACTTCTTTGCAATAGCTTCCCACGGCAAGAACCCGCGAATTACCTGTTCCATACATTCGGTAATAACTCCCTCAATTTCTTGACGATTGCGCGCCTGTTGCTCTGAACTTACCCCAAGCGTTTTAAAATAATAAGCAACTTGCCAAAGCTTGCGTCCCGAATGCTTGTAAAGCTCATGCACAAACTTCTCGAAGCTCGGACGATTAAAATCAATTTTAATTTCCGAAGATGAGCCACGATAGTGCAAGCTTGCAAATGAACGCATGTAGGAAATAAACACTCCCATCAGAAGATCGTCCATGTACGTGCATTTGGTAATCTTTACAATACGCTGAACCTCTTCGCTTAGCGTAGATTCTGACCATTCCGGAATTTTAGTAAGCATGTTTTGAAAAGTTCGGAGTACTTGATCGAGCTGACCGTTGCGTTCGCACAGTTCTTTTGCAGAATCATAAATGCTCCAAAAACCGTCGCTGACTGGAGGAACTATGAGGCCTACAAGATGCTCCCGCAAATGAGTCTTGGCGAATTCTGTGCTAGACATTTGTATTTCAAAGTCACTAGTTTTAATATCAAGAAACGCAAAAGCAAAACGGATTTGTTGTTTTTATACAGCTATTTTTCAACACAAAACACCTGAGATGTCTAAGCCTACACAAGCCAAGATGCTCGAGGAGATGAATGCAAAGATTGCTGATCTTACAGCTCGGCTCGAAAAGATTGAGGTTGTCTCTGAGGAGAAGCCCAAGAAGAAAGCTGCTGCAAAGCCCGCTGCAAAGCCTAAGGCCCCCAAGAAGGAGGTGAAGGTAACTGCAGGCGCGGGCGCTCCTTCCGATGAGGAGGAGTCTGACGAGATTAAGGATATCAAGAGATTGATTGCAAATTCCGAGAAGTACATCGCCAACGAAAAGGGCAAGTACGTCGAGGACAAAATTGAGCTTCGCAAGAAGCAGCTCGTCAAGGAGCAGGCCCAGCTGCGAAAGCTCATGGGCAACGCGCCCGATGACAAGAAGGAAGAGACAGCCCCTGTCCAGCTCTCAATCGAAGAGCTGCAGGATCTCGACTTAGATGTTGGCGACAAGGCCGGCAAATTCTGGGATTCCAAGAATGGACGGTTCGTAACAGGACCAGACGAAGATCCCGACGAGAAGCTGACCGACCAAAAGTTCGAAGGCAACGTCTACGCTGTCGGCGCTAAGACCTACCGGGTCTACCTAGGCGCTTCCGCAGAAAACTCTTTCAAGGGCTATGCTGGCGTCGCGAATTTCAAGGACATGGTCTCTGAGAGCGACGATGACGAGTAAATATCAAGAAACTTAAAACTTTCTTTTTTTATGCGTTCGCCGATGCTTACTAGATTTGCGACGCGTTCTGCGTTTACCTCCAATACCTTTGCGCATTTTTGACCTATCTTCTTCTTCTTTTGTTGTTTCTCTAGCGATTCTTCTTGCATTTGCAGTATCAGGCATTTCAACTTCAACAGCAGGCGAATAATCTGGAGAACCTTCCTCTGAACGCCTTGCTTTCTTAGGAGTCATAAACGCCGGATCCTCTCGTTTTACTGCGTCGCTAAGCTTCCTTTTATCTGCCATTTATTTAATACACATCATTTTGCGAAAACAGTCTCCACCAGAAAATTATTATTGGCATTACAAAAATTGGAAATACTCCGCCAGTAATGAAAGATATTGCGCCCAAGCCATACTTACCTGGAGCTCCAAATTTCTGCTGACCGTAATCCATTGCAAGAAAAGTGGCTGAGAACCATATTCCAACGACTACAAAATACCAAACGCCTTTCCAAACAGAATATATTACCGACCACACATTTTGACTTGGAGGAGATGACGATCGACCATCAACCGCAGGAGCACTTAAATTAAACTTCTTGCCGTCAGAAATACTGTAGCTGGTAGATGCCCCGTTCAATGTAACATCTAGTTTCAAAAATTTAGGTTTGGAAGGGTTAGGGTCTGGAATTCCCACTGTAGCAGGGCTTACCGTAAGATTTATCGATCCATTTGAAATATAGTTCTGAATTGCATCAGTAACATCGGCGTAGTTTCCTTCATAACCGTACTCTGCTTTAGTAATTTGAAGACCGGACGCTACACGTTCTGGAGGAGCATCAATTTTTAAATAATTTCCGTCCTTAACTGTGTCAGTATTCGAAGATCCTCCATTTACAGAATACTCTACTGTAAGAGTTTTAATCTGTCCAGGAGCCGGATCGTCAACATTCAGAGCGCTGGGACTTACTGCAAAATTAACCTTCCCGTCCTTTGTCTGTGATAGAACAGCCGATTTTACATCAACGGTCGAGGTTCCTGAACCGTAGGTGGCTGACAATATACTTAGACCGCTACTCATATTATACTATGTTTCGATTAAGAACTGAACATAAGCGACGCCACTCCTCCAGTCACTCGTAAATAATTGTAGGATTCTACAAAAATACGAAGATCATATGTGTACTGGTAAGTTTGTGCATCTCTTTTTTGAACAACGGTTACAAGATCTCCTGGACGGTAAACTAGTTGGCCTTGCGCATTACGAGCATTTGGATTAACTATAGTTGGATTTGGATTATTTGCAGTGCTTTTAAGAACGCATACAGTAGGAGTCCCACTTACATTAAAAACATTCGTAAGTGGTGGCTGAATATATGAATTTCTCAGAATTGGTTTGTTGAACATTGATCCATTTATGTGTCCACTAGGCTGACCAGTGTGATGATCCAGGGCAAATGAGTAAGAATATATTCCCGGAATTCCAGTCACCGTTTTTCCGCTTTGGTGACGGTAATTCTCAATTTGAGAAAAGTAAGTTGTTGATTTTGCAGAGAAACGGTCTTTTCCGTCAAGAACTAAATTTGATTCAAGAAGAATATCTCTTTGCGAAATATTTGTATTAAGAGCTGAACCAGAACTCAAAAAGTAAGTGCTTTGTAGCTGGAAAGGGTTTCCATTTGGAGGTAGACGATATGTACTATCCCAATTTGTGTAATTGTCGTAATCATTGAGCAGAGGTCTGTCGCTTCGCTGAGCAACCCAAACAAGTTGCGTGCACAGATTTTTCATGAGAATAGGAACATCATTTGTGGGACCATACTGTCCATTTGCTACCTGAATATCTATTTGATGAATTATGAATGAATGTTCGTTCTTTGCAATATGAATATGCTCTCCATCCGAAAGAAAAATATAGTTAGCCTCAATGTATGGATTCATTTTCCAGGTAACAAGACTTGTATCTGTTGGTCCAGAAAAGGTTGGAGGAGACAGAAAGTTTGACATATTGTAAACGGTAGATGACGAATCTGGTGCAATGCGTAATCCCGAGTTTGTTAAACTTGGACGAACTTCTCGAACTGTAAATAACTGGTACATATTTCGGAGTTCTACTCGAATATCTACTTGCGAATGCTGAAGAGCTACTAGCGGTAGAGCAGTTCCCACCTTTTCACAGAACCAGAAGTGAAGGGGAATGCTGAGAACACGCCCAGCAATTGAAGGTTCTGGAACCTGTGTCGGGCTAGAAATTGCATGTGGATACTGATTCATCCTATCAAACGCATTTGCCGGATCGTACATTTCCGGAATATTTCCAACCATCTGGTCCACAAGGGCCTTTTTATTTGCATCAAAGTTCATATCGGCATAAAGCTTCATCCATTCTCCGGAGTGGGTGACTACTTCTTGACCATTTATAAGAACAGAAACATTTGCGATCATATTGTATCCTAAATTCCGAACCCAAGCAAACTCGTAACCTATTGCATGTGAACTGAAATTGAGTTGTGAATACGAGCTTCCGGGTGCAAATGAAACTACCGGCGAATAAATATTTGGAAGGGTCAAAACAAGATAACAATCATTCAACAGTTGTCCATATCTTTCAACTCGAGCAGTGAGAGTAAGCGTTCCTGCTTGAGGTAAATTCAAGTTTGTTGTTCGAAATGGTAGTTGGTAATGTTCCATTGCAAAATCTGTATGCCGCTTGTAAACAGATCTAAAATGAGTAAATGATGGATTGCCTATTACAAGATGATCCTGTGCTCCTTTGTTTACTAATTGCATAATGCCCGCCATCTTATTGTTTCTTAGTTCATAGTTTTATGTACATAAACGGAACATTTGTAGCATCCAGTCGTTTTAGTATTTAGTGCAGTAGTGGCACAGTTGCATAGTTTTGTAGAAGTGAGCTGTTTACCATTTGTTGTAGTGGCACTTTGCAAAACAAAATCGGCAGTTTGCGAACCTACATAAGAAATCCAATCACTTGCAGGGCGCTGGATACGGCTAACACCGGTACGCCGGGGAATTAACAGGGAAGGATTATAAGGAGTTTGAGAAATGGGTTGAGCATTAATATCTACATTGCTCTGGGCATTTAGAAGATAAGACCTTGCGCCACGAAGGCGTTGTAGACGTGTCCAATCAGCTGCACTGAGTCCTCGTGTTTGTGCGCTGGTATTAGAAGCCATCTATCTATTATAGTTTTACATGAGGAAAAAACACTATTTTGTTTGTTCCTACAAGTTCGCCAATTTCAATAAGACGATTATTATCTTCGAACGCAGCGTTATCAAACAGTTGTCGAGTGACCGTATCCATAATCATGAATATTCCTTTAATAGATATTCTTTGCAAAGAACGCCCTTTCTTAATAAGATTTTTCGTATAAAGAGCGTCTTTCTCATCGGTCAAGTATTTAGGCCTATACGCCAAATCTTCTGATGTTACGGTGCTGTCGAATCTCATACACTGAATTGTGGGCTCGTTCTTTGAATGAAGATTTCGGTGAATTTCGCAATCAATAGCTGACTGTTTGAGAACAGTATTAATACTTTTAATAATTCGACCTTTTTCATACGCCATTTCATAAAGAAACTCATCGGTAGACATGAACACTTCTCGAGGTTCATCGCCTTCGTACATTTTTAAAATCATATCGCTACGTCGAACCATCACAATGTTAGCACCTTCTGCTACAATCGTTTGGTCTTTTGAAAAGACAGTCATGTAAAGTTTCACGGTTACTGTCCGCTCTCCTTCCGGCAAGTACTTATGCGAATTCAATCGAATTGCACGACCGATTACTTGCTCGATACGTCCGGGAGTCCAGTACGGTTCCATAATGTAAACATTTCGCACCTTCTTCAAATCAATACCTTCGGCACCTGCAGAAGAAGCCATGAATACACATAAACGTTTAGGCCCTTTTTTAACTGCCTCTTTTAGAACTTCCGGAAATTTACTCTCGTACTCTTCTCCAAAAATCTGGCGAACAAGTTCTCGCCTTTCTTTATCAATTCCGGACTTTCCACCCGTAAATGTTCCAAATGCAGGCTTGTCAGGATCCATTGACGGATCTTCTTTCCAAACACCTCCTTCTTTTATAAGTTTGTACTCTTGAAACCCGTGTAATTTAAGAACTTCTGAGAAAATACCGATACCTTCTGCGGTCAAATACTGAGAATAAATGAACTGATTTTTATATCCTCCTTTTTCACCAATGTTCTTTTCAATGTCTTCCAAGATCCGCAGCATCTTTGGAGAGAACTGTTTAAGACCTGTTTTTGAAAGATACTTTTCGGGATCTTCCAGAAGCTTTGCAACAATATCTATATCCTCATCGTCTTCATCTTCAGTTTTATCCCATTTTGAAGGCCGAAACTCAGCGGGAACCGCATAGTTACACGCCATTCGAGAGATCATGCGGTATGATCCCAGTTCTTCATTGAGTCCTCCTCTGCGTCTCTTGCTCGATTCACTTTTTAGTTCTTCCGATCGTACTGTTAGATAACGATTGAACTGAACTTCTGACATTTCAATTTTTACGAGAGTGTTTTCTTCTTCCAATCGTTTCGGTAGAAGATTTTGATCAGTTCCCTTATAGTATGAAACAAGACCCTGAATTCTTTTTCCCATCAGCAGAGCATTCTTAATTTTTAGATTATCAATAAACGTTTTGTAAAAATCTTCATAATCAGACGGTAAGCATTCCAGATTTGTTTCGATCATTTTTTCTTCGGAATCAAGCTCAATACCTCCAAACTTTTCCATAAAGTCTTTTTTCCACGAACTTACCCATTTCTTTATATCATTCTCCCATCCCAGATCCTTGTTGTATTTTACTGCAATACGTTCTCCCTTATCATTATAAACGCTCTCAAAATGTGTAGGGTTTCGAGTGAGTTGAAACATCCGTTTAGCTGGGTTAGAATTGTACTCAACCGTGTCGATATCCTTGACCGATCTGAAAAAAGCGGTCATCATAGATTCATCCCAAGTTACAGCGGATTTAACAGGAATAGACAGTTGCTTTATCGGTCCTCGCAAAATATTCATGAGAAAAGATATTTCTTGCGGCCTGTTTACTACGGGAGTTCCAGTTAGACAAACTACTTTTGTATCTACTGCATTATAAATCATATTGTAAAGCCGTTTCTTGATTTCACGATCATTTACAATTCCGCTCATCAAGTTATGTGCTTCTTCAATGATAACTACAGAATTATCAAACATATGTTCTTCCGAAAGTACCTTATCAATATTTACCTTCGAGATACCATTGTAGTTAATAAATTTAAATCGCGAATCAATGATATCCAAGATCTGTTTACGAATAATCGGCTGAAGTTCAGGAATAGCTCTAAAGTTAGAAGGCATGTCTCCCACTGTAATGAAATACCTTCCTTCTTCATTGATAAACTTTTCAGAAATACCAAGCTTAAAAGCTTTTTCCCGTTCTTCTTCTGTATTAGCTTTCTTTTCTACCCAATGACTTTCGGAATAAATAGGGTCTCCGCACTCCTGTATTCCTTTCAAAAAGTTATCCTTGAGAGAGGCAGGTACCATGATATAGACTTTCTTGTTTGACATTAATGATTCGGCCACTGCAATTGCAGAACATGTTTTTCCCGAACCGAGACCGTGATAAAGAAGTAGCCCTCGGTAAGGTGTTTCAATAGTCAAATAGTCTCTAACAAGTTTCTGATATGGAAACAGTTCACCGGGCTTGGACTCTGTTCCTTCCATATCCCGCTGTCGGTACTTCATGAAAATGCGTGTCACGGAGTCGGCAAATGCTTTCCGATTCGGCAAAACGTACATTCTCTACTTATTTTTGGGAAGGAATTGATAATGGAGGCAATAATTCGCAAGAACCCCAAGCTTTGGATGGTTGCATTTTATCTTTTTATGGTTGCCGGATTCCTCTATATAAAGCCCTCGGTGGCTTTTGGAAAAGAAGGTCGAATTCGACCATTCGGGGCTGGATCACGAGAATCCACCATCTTTCCAGTATGGTGGTGGATGTTTGCATTTGCGGTGATTTCTTACATGGGAGTGATATACATTCTCGACTACTCTTTTTAATTTGCAAATAAACACAAAACATAGAATCCACGTATTTTAAACTTTTTCACTTCAAACGCTTCTAGGCGACCAAAGTTGTAATTAGAAGGAACTTTCAAAAAAGCAAACATTGGACGTTGATCTGACTTCATTAGTTTCTGAATATATAGATCAACTCGCTCAGATCCAAGAAAAAGATCCAGCTCTTTCTTTTCCTTGTAGTCAGGACCTCCCCACGGAGCATCAATGTACACGACATCTGTATCTCCATTATAGAGCTTTGTAGAATCTCCTTCTTTCAACTCCACGTTTTTTAGATCAAATACTTTTACATTGTTTTCAAGCGCTTCATAATTTTCATGATTTATTTCAAATGATTTTACTTTCTTGAAATTCAGAGCAAATAATATCGTGTCGCCTCCAACGTTTCCGGTAAGATCCGCAATTGTTTTCTGTTTCATTCCTTTTATGACTGTCTTCATATGCTTGAGTAGAACATCTCCATCTTTGCGTTTGGTTATTGAATACTCTCCTTCTGGAGTCATTTTGAGTTTTGTATAATCAACCCCAACCTTAGCAGGAAAAATCGGCTCTTTTGTCAATTTACGCCTTCGCGTTTGCCCCATTACTTCTTCTGTGCATTCTTTTCTTCAGATTCTTGCTTCTCCTGCAACTCTTTTAACATTTTCTGTTTGAAAGACGTCATTTCATCGGCAGTAGCTACGCATGCTGAATCTTCTGCAGAATGAATACCGTAGACGGTAAGAGGAAGAAGAAAAAGAAGGAGAATATATGCTCCTCCAAACATCATGGATCGTTCCGGAGAAATACCCATCATTTCAATAACACTTGCAAATGGTTTTCGAATGAATGTGAATTTGGAAGACAGAGCGTAAATCACCACTGGAACAATTGTTAGTATTAGTCCTAGCTGAAAACTTGCACCAAAGTGTTGCTTTGAACAAGTGATACTTGTAGATACTACCATAATAATTGCTATCGAAATTGAAAGAACAGCGTACATAATTCCTCCAGTTTGAAGAACACTTGACCAGGCAACTTCTTGCAGCGGAATACTCTGTTCGTCCATTGTTATGTGCCTACACTTTCATGCGTTGCAATAATACGTTCAAGATTTTCAAATACTTTTATTCTTTCGGAATAGTGCGGCCGTGTAAAAGACTTACATTCAGAAATAGTTTTCCAAGCAACTTCCGAAATTTCTCGGCTTTGCATACTAGTCAAACTCTGTTTGAGATTTATTGATGACGAGCTTTTCAAAGTAGCCACAAAGTAATTATGTTGATAGTCTACATTATTCGTTCCTTTAAACTTTTCAATCAAGAACAGATTTGGATGAACAGTGTATGCACAACTGTCAATATTTGTTTCCTCTTGAAACTCTCTTACAGCACACTCAAGATCTGTCTCGCCTTTTGAGCGTCGTCCTTTCGGAACTCCCCATTCTGGATCTGAATATGTAGTTATATTACGTTCAATAAGTTCTTTGCGGTTAATGGTGTTATACTTCTCTTTGGAATACTCAAATTCTGCGGACCGTGTATCTCTTCCTACGCCCCAAAGACGTGTCCACAGAGTTTCAAACTCTTCTCGAAGTATTAGTTGATGCTCGTGCTTTGTCATGTTTTTCAAAAGAATTCCAATATACGCCGGATTAGCAATATCGTACTTTCCCCGAATGAACTCCATGTACGCCATAGAATCTTTGCGCTTAACCATGAGGACTCCGATTGTTTTTGGATCGGAGGGAAGTTTTAGAGGTTCAAATGCTCCTCTTATTAACAAAAGCCCACACGATATGATAGGATATTTACATACCTTAAACACATGTCCTTTTTCTCCACAATTATTGCAAAACATATTACATCCCGACATCTCACTGTCTAATGGTTCGTTTTTACTTCGGCCGTTCTAACAAATGGGAGGATCTTCTTCAAAATCTGAACCTATTGGAACACCTCTTCCAAATTTTCAGCCCGACGTGACAAAGGCTACTTTTACCGGAGAATACATCCAGAACTATACAAATACTATAAATCAACAAATTGCGGAGGCGCTTAAGAAACCTGAAGTATCTGCTATAACAAATTGGTTTGGGAACTTTAAGTTTTACGGAATTATTATCGGAGTATTGCTGGGATTAACTGGAGTAATAATCGCAATTCTTGCATTTGTCGACTATATTCGCTGCAGGACAGGCTACTCTCCAGTTATGTTTTCATGTGAACAAGTGGGTAGTGCGGCTCCTGCGGCTCCTGCAGGTACAACTGGAAATACCGGCGGTTCTGGGCATTCTGGTGGTGTTGCAGGGACTCAACAATCATGCGCAGTTTCATCTCCACGCCCAATGTTCTGGAGCTGGATGTACGGCTCTTCAAGCGGAAACTTGATTTCCCACATGTTTGATTCTACTTCCGGCACTTCTGTGCCGTCTTCATCTGTCCCTGTATCGGGAGATTCGCAAGGTGCGTATGGTATTCAGTGGTGGATGTTTGTCAAAGATTGGAATTACGGATACGGAAAAGAAAAAACAGTTCTAAGTCGATCAGACGCAACTAACTCTGCAATATCCAATCCCCGCGTAACTCTTGCTCCAACTGAAAACAATTTGAGAGTTTCAGTGTCAATATTTCCTAATGAAGAAGGAGGTGGGTCAAAGACCGAACCTGCTCCTGCAAATGATCCAGGAGCTTCGGACGATATATTTGTATGCGAAGTACCCAATGTTCCTCTCCAGTCCTGGATTTCTGTATCAGTAACGGTATTTGATCGAAATCTAGATGTGTACATTAATGGAAACCTTGTCAAGTCTTGCTTCTTGCCGGGAGTCCCCAAACCCGCTGCAGGAAATATAGACATTTCAAAAGATGGAGGATTTTCAGGATACATGTGCGATCTCAACCACTATTCAAAAGCTCTAGTACCTTCAGACGCCCAAGCATTCTATTCTGCAGGAACTAGTTGCGCAAGCCAAGGAGGTTCGCCAAGCCAGTCCGGTTCATATTCTATGAAGTTTGGAGTTTATGATGTCAAAGGAAAAGAGGTCAAAGAATATACGTTCTAAAATACAATTAATGGATTACATTAATATTTTTATTTTCGCACTGATAGCTCTTGCAGTTATTGGAGTTGCTTACTACGTTATCAAACGCAATATGGATGGAGGTACAGTTGTTGTAAATCCACCGACAGATGGAACAAAGGAAATTAATAGTAATGTAGCTCTTCCGAGATCTGTTAATCAGGAAAAAGGACTGGAACTAGCCGTTGCTTCATGGGTAAAAGTAGACAACTTTGCTTACAAGTACGGCCAAACTAAAGTTGTCTTTGTAAAGGGCTCAACTGATTTGAGCGCAATGTGTCCCGCTTTGTTAATTGATCCAAATACCAACTCCTTTCTTGTAAAACTCGACACCTTTGCAGGGACTGAGATTGTTCCCATAGGAAACATCCCTGCAAAGAAGTGGATTCACGTAGCTATTTCAGTAGGTCAGCACGCTATGGATATTTACGTTAATGGTAAGTTGTATTTACATCACACTTTAGTCAATCTTCCTAAACAGAATAACGGAACTCTTCACAGTGGAGTAAGTGGAGGCTTTGAAGGGCAGATTTCGTCTTTGCAGTATTTCCCTTACTTGCTGACACAGGACCAAGTAAGCACACTTGTATCTCAAGCTCCTGCTTCAGCTCCCAAGACGCAAACCGATCCTATTCCTCCATACTTTGATTCCTCTTTTTGGACTTCGCATTCCTAAACTATTTGAAAAATGAATTTGCATATCTAAACTACTAGTAATGAACAAAAATGCCTAAGGATAGTATGAAATCACAAAGAAAAACAACTAATCTTGGGATCAATACAGCAAGTACACGGGACGAATCGTATGATGCAATTGAGCGTGAACATCCAACATCAAG